TTTGATAAAGTTTTTCCAAAAAAAGGATTTTTATCTCCTACTCTAGTTTTTGCAAAATCTGATATTTTTTTTCTTCTTTCTGGATTGTTTTTGTAAAAAATTTTTATTGAATTAGATGATTTTTTTTTGCTTTTTTCACTCATTTTATGACCTAATTTTCCTTCGCCACCCTTGGTCATATTATAGCCTTTTTTTAAAGAATTAAATTTATCTATATAAAATATTTCCATTTTATTTTGATGGTCTTCGTCTTCACAAATTAATAGAACTTCTTTAGTAAAATTTTCTTTACCATATTTTTTTATTGCTTTTTTTATTGCAATACCAGAACCATAGTAACTGTCTGTTAAAGAATTGCTAATATGTTTTCCAACATATATTTTACCATTGATATTATTTGTAATTTTGTAGATATACAGCACTTATTTATAAATACTTCTTAAAAATGAAATTATATAAACAATAGTATCTACATTCCATCCATTTCCAATGCTCTTGTAGCGACCACCATCAGATATCATATTTGTATAATTATCCGGAATCGTCTGGAGCCTTTCATATTCCAAAGGTGTTAATTTTCTTACCCGGTCATTAATTAAAACCTTCTTTTGTTGATTCCCTCCACATACAGCCGTAAGTGTTTGACACTTATGGTTTTGAGAATTTACTCTTTTTAGAATATCGTGACCATTTATATGAAGTGTTGCACAAACTACTTTATCATCTCCGTGATAATCAAAGGTTTGTGGATAAAAATACTTTTCATCTACATTGTCTTGAAGGATATCTTTTAAAACTTGGGTATTTACCGGCAAATTCATATCAACCGGTATATTGGTCCAATAAAGCCTTGGTCTGTTCTGGGCAGAAAATCGTTCAGAATTGATTCTTATTGGTTTTACACCCATAAAATTTGTTATAACGTCTTCCCATTCCTTTTTCATTTCAACGTTCTCTAAAAGGAAATATGTGGGGTTTAACTCTTTTAATAATCTAACATATTCAAAGAATAATTTTGACTTACCGTCAAATCCTGTATTTGTTGATATCGCTGTTGAAAAGCTTTGGCATGGACTTCCTCCTATTAAAAGATGTATCTTTGGAAGATATTCACTTTTTAATTCAGTAACATCTCCGACTTGTATGGTGTTTGGAAAATTTGCTTGAGTTACTTTAATGGAATCTTTTTCTATTTCAGATGAAAAGTAATTAAAATTTTTTATACCAGATTTAAGTAGCGCTAATTGACCACAACTAATGCCATCAAATAAACTTAATACATTAAACTCCTCCGTACTCAATTGTTCCATCTTTGTTAATTTTTATGTTTACGCTTATTGATTTTTTTATAGGAACCAACTCAACGTTAACATATAATTTTTTAGTAATAACTTTAACACCATTTATATATTCAGTTTCACCACTATCTTTTTCAGGATATTTTTCAAAAATAACAAATCTGGTATCTGGGTTCCGAAAACAAGTATTAATATCACCTATTTCATAATCTCCAGTCTCTAATGCACTAACTAAATTATCTGTACCATTAAGGTCGCTTGCTTTAAATTTAAAATGTTCATTAAAAAAATTCATAATACAAATATAATAATTTTAAGCATATTCTAAAACTTTTGATTCGTCCATTTCTTTTGTGAAAACTCCGGGACTAATAAATATTCTGCCTCTACCCCAACCATGTAATTTTAAAAGTTCTATTTCTCCATTTCTATTAAAATTGGGAGTAAGATGAGATTTGTTATCTTGGAATTTTTCAATAATAACAAATCGCGTAAATACAAAATCAAAATCAATTATTTCATCTCTTTCATCTCTCATTTAGCCAATTATGATATCTGGTGGAAATGTTATAGTTAAATCTGTTGTCACATCATTAGCAACGTCTACGCCGGCATAATATCTATTATTACGACCTATTGATTGTGTAGCGTATCTTGAATAAGTTGGTTCTTTATATTTTTCAAAAATAACAATTCTATTAAACACATCTTCGCGTTCCGGAAGGTCCATATAAAATAATAAACCTGTTGGCAAATTCATTGGTTGTACCTGAACTAAATCTAAAGCCACAGTTTGAGCAAACACTTGTCTTACTAAAGGAAATACAATATTGTCAAATCCAGGGTCTGCAACTAAATCATAAGTGATTAATTTTTCTTCCTTTTCCTTTTTAAATATTTTTCTCCAAATTGAAACGAAGAATGATTTAATTTTTAATAAAAATGTTTCTTCTACTTTTGTTTTTTTAATTCCTCTACTACTAATGCCGACAGGTATAGATTTATGAATTAATTGACGAGATTGACAATCTAACAACGCAGCAAAGTTTTGACTTTTAGTTTCATTCAAGCCATCAAGTAATCCTGATGAAGCCCATTTATTAATAGTTTGTTGTCTAATATTTTTAAGCCCAATAGAAGTATGCTCTTCTAATAAAGTAGATGCTTGCGATTCGAATAGTTGGGCAAGATTTGGATTGGTTGTTAATCCATTAATTTTAGTAGATTTTTCCCATTTTCCAGTACGAAGTTTATGTTGTTTTTTTGTAAAATATAATTCATCATATTTTTCAAAAAGAACTTCTCGAGTTTTAATATTTCTTTCGTTTTTGATATCTTCTGCTTCTTGTTGTTTTATTAATTGAGATGCTTGACTTTCTAATAAATCAGAAATGTTTTGCTTTTTAACAAGATTTGTCCATTGATTTAAATGGTTGTATACAGAATTTGAATCGTTTGATTTTATTTCAATATCTAAAGGAGGTGCCATTATGTAAATTAAAAGCTTTTTTTGATAAAAGTCAATTAATCACCTTTTGTACTTAAACTATCTCCGTATTTTTTAGTCATTTCATTACCAACCCCTATAGTTATGTAATTAAATGATTCCGGATATTTAGAAACTATTCGTAATATGCTGTCTAAATCTATTCTTTGACTTGCAACATGTTGTGGTTTATTTAAATTTCCACCAACTTTAGCGGTCCAAACATACCATTTGGTGTCAGGGTCACTATAATATTGTTTGGCTTTTTCCCAGTCTCTTATAATCGATTCTGGTGTGTAAGAAACAGAACTGGCTGGCCAAGAACCTGGAATAGTTATGTGTGGGCCATCTCCGTAGTTTTTATCTCCCCATTGAACTAAATCTATGATTTTAAATAAGAAATTTTCCATTTCTTCAGTAGAATATTCACCGGATTTTATTGCAGTTCCAAACGAATCGTTTTCATACAATTTAAATAGTTGCTTTCTGATTATTTTCCTCACATCTTTCATTAGAGATAAATAGGTACAAAAAGATGGTTTTAAAGCCTATTTATTACATATGTCAAACATTAGGAAATTTATAAGGAAAATATTATTCGAAGGAACCAAACCTCAAGTGGCATATTCGGCTGTAGTTATTGAAAATCCTTCTGATATTCAAAAAATAAATGACATAGTTAAAAAATACGTTCCGGAGAATAAAGGCTGGCGAAAACCATATGATTATCATATGACAATTATGTTGGGTAAATTTCCAGAAAGTTTATACTTAAGAGGAGACCTGAATAAAGAGGTTGAACTTAAGATTGATTCTATTGGGATATCAAATAACGCGATTGCACTTGGAACAAATGGGTATTATTCAAAAAATGATATGCCACATATTACAATTGCTTTTCATAAACATTCAGAACCAGCTGCAAGTAAGTTTATTAAAAATTGGGAACCTATTGATGAGTTTTCTGTAACCGGTGTAATTAGAGAAGTTGCTGTTGGAAATGTGGTTATTAAGTAATATTATTTTCTTAATCTTTGTTTTTTAGCTAATTCTTCCATTTTCATACTAAAACTCGACCTTTTTTCAATCAATACCTGTCTTTTTAATAAGGATTCTTTTTTAAAAATATCATATTGTATATCCGCTTTTTTATACATTTCAGATTTCATAGAAACACGTTCTGCAGTACAATACTTACATTCCAAATGAACTACTGCAGTTAAAAAAGCAATATTATAACTATGTATTCCGAAGAAGCATAATATTTTATGTGTGATTTTAATTAGCATTATCATCTTTTGGCCACTCTTCTTCTTCTTTTTGTATTCTTTTTTTCAAATAATACTTTGCGTGTTTGTGTGTTATGTATAACCGGATTATCAATTTCGCAACGCGAACAAAATGAAAAAAAATCTTTATAATTATGTTTTCCAAAATAACATAAAACCTTACCTATTGGTGCTTGAATTGGTTCAACAATTTGTCTTAACCAAACGAGTGAACCATAATCATAATGGTCTTGTAATTTCTCTTTGAATTTCTTCACAACAAATCTTCTGGCGGTTGTTTGGCATCCATATCAATCATATCAATTACAACTGCTGATTCTAAATCAAGTTCGACAATTCTTTCTTCTAGTTTTGTTCTTAATTCTTGAATTTCTTCATCCATTATCATTACATTATCTTTTGTAACAAATGGAATTTTATCAGCTTTAATTCTAAATCCTAGTTTATATCTTTTGGGATTTCGATGCTTTTCAACAATTACCTGACGACGTTCTTGCCAAAGTTTTAATTTAAAATTTTTTTCCGCAACCAATTCATCTGGAGCTGTAAAATCTTTTTTTGTCCTTTGTTTTTTACATCTTTTGCAAACATCAACTCTTAATCTTAAATCCGGCTCCTTATCATATATCCAATTAGATACAACCCATTTATGAATATAAAAGAAACATAGGATTTTGCCAAAATATAATTTTAAAAACCGAATTAACATTTATGCCAATAATACTTTATCAATATGTCTATTATTAATAGCTAATCCGATTTCATAAATTAATTGTGGATGCCATAATGGATTAATTGGGTCACCAATTTTATATTGTTTTTGAGCCCATTCTTTCATTTGTAATTTCTCTGAATTATTTAATTGTCTATGTTTTTCAAATATATCTTCTTTATGAAGGTATTTGTCATATTTTATTTCTGTTTGATTTTCCATAATTAACATTTAAATTTTTCAATTAATATTTTGCGAGTGCTTTGTTTCTTATACCACATCTTCTCATTTTCGTACTTAGGAATCCAATCCAATATTTCACCGTCAAATCGTTTCCCAATTTCGTTGAAGGAAAAATCCATCAAGTATTTACACTTCTTAATAGTAAACTCGGATTCTTCCACGAACATAGGATGCAGTCCTTTTAGTTGCTCAGTATATGTTTCGAATATGTACCGGTGATACCAATATATATTAGACCAATGTTGATGGGTAACTTTGGAAAATGGTATTTCTTGGCCGTCGGCAGTACGCCAGAGTTGTTCGCCGTTTTCGTCCACCATATTATATGAAGTATGTCTGCTACCCATATCCATTTAAACGTAAAAATAATGAAAAAGTTACCTAAAATTCAAATTCTGATTTCTACCTTCCCAAATTCCACAAATATATTCTTTTAAAAAATTTTCTTGAACTGGGACGCCCCACCCTCTTATATCTTGAGCCAATTCTACACTTATTTCAAAAGATGTTCTTTTGCTTATAAATATAACTTTTCTCATAGGACTGAAATCGTTAGGATTATAAATTACAGGAGAAAGAATCCAATCTTCTGATTTTAATAATGGTCCCAATATTTCTTTAGAAATATAATTACACCTATCTTCCATATTTTGATTTTGATTAAATTCCTTCTCTTTTTTTTCCCATAAAAAATTAGGAACATCGTGCGGAGTACAACATCTATAAAATGAAGTTTGCTTTTCAAATAAAACAGTTCTGGTTAGAACGCTTGAATCTGAAGGGTTAATAAATGTATTTGGTGATGCCACATTTCAAAACTAAAGGATATTAGTTTTAAATGCAAGTGAAGTTTTGTATCCTTACCCGGATTCGAACCGGGAACTTTTCGTTTAGGAAACGAATGCTCTAATCCAATTGAACTATAAGGACATTTGAGCAAAGAGCAGGAGTCGAACCTACGAATCTTCAAGCTTTACACTTGGTCTTATCCCTTGGAGTCGGGTGTTTTACCAACTAAACTATCTTTACTTGTATTGGTGATTGTTGTGCCCTCGGAGGAAGTCGAATCCCCATCTCAAGGTCCGTAGCCGAGCGTTCTCTCCATTTAACTACGAAGGCATTTATTGTTTATTGAGGACCCGATTTGATTTGAACAAATGTGGCAGCTTTTGCAGAGCTGAGCCTATCGACTTTCGTCTCCCCTCGGCCACGGGTCCATTAATTATTGTTTTTTATATCTCTATTAATTTTAGAACAAAGTGGTTGGAAGTTTGTATAGTGATTTAAATGAAAAATTTCTTCTTCTGTTTTGGCTTTATATATTGGTATTATGTGGTCTAAATCCCATCCAAAATTAATTTTTCCATTGTACTTTCCTCTGTTTTCCCAATTCATCCAAGGTTTAAATTGTTTTTCTATGTGTATTTTAAATTCTTCAAATGTACAACCAAGAATTTCAAAAGTTTTACTTTTTTTAGAAAAACCTTTTCTTATAAAAGACATTCTTATATTTCTTTTAACATTTTCTTTTAAATTAAATAAAGAATCATTTTTTCTTTTGTTTTTATAATACTCATTTTTATGTTTTCTTCTTACTTCCTTTGTTTTGCAATACCATTTTTTACTTGTAATTGATATTTTTGCTTTATTTTTTTTTCTATATTCTTTGTTAATTTCTAATTGACATTTTATACAAATTTTTTTCCAATGATAAAATTCTTTTTTATCTTTTTCAATATCACATTTATTACATATTTTTTTATTCATATATGTAAATATAAAAAATAAAGCAAGTATAGCCGCGATTTTGTTTTAAAATCATCATTTATCTCATTTTTTCAAATGGCCATTACTGGCTGCCCTAACCCGCTCTCATAGATAAACCGACAATCTCGAGCTGTTTAGGTTGCTGCTTCCGTAGTCCAACCGCTATTTGTTATAACTCCTACGTTAGGTTTTGCAGTCGCGAACTTCCTCTAACTAAATTAATAATCAGCGATGAATCCTTTACTTTATTTTTTGAGCTGGTAGAGGGATTCGAGCCCCCGTGGGAATTTAATCCGCTTGTTTACAAAACAAGTGCAATCGGCCGCTATGCGATACCAGCATTTTAAATATTGAGAGAGCCAACATCGTTGACTAGACGTTGCTGTTTGGTTGTCAACCACTCTCTCTTCGTGGAGCCTACCGGTTTCGAACCGGTCACCTCCTGCTTGCAAGGCAGGCGCTCTAAGCCAAATGAGCTAAGGTCCCATATGTAATTTATAAAGAAAATTACCAAAACTTTTGCGGTCTTAAAGGGATTCGAACCCTCCTGATTGTACTGCGTGACAGGCAGACGGCCACTCCAAGCAGCCCCTAAAACCATTTTAATTTTAAAAAAGTAAGACATCGTTTTGCTAGTGATGTTTTCTGTTTTCTACTTAACGCACCGGCGAGAATTAATAATGTATTACTAGTACATTTTTCTCTAACACTTAGCTTCGTGTTTGGTTGTTTTTAGCATGTAAACATTTCTAATTTTGTCTCCTTATCTCTTTTAAAATTCATTACAAGTTAATTTTTACGTTCAGGTTTTTTGGGTCCTGACTATCAATAAAAATCAACAAACAAACTTTAATGTCTGATAAGTTTCTTTTTCATCGGGTCAACGTTTTTATCGCTGTTGATTCGTTAGGTCAAAACAACTCGTCTTTTTCTCACCGACAAATATTAGTAACTTACTCTTTGTTGTAGTGCCTCCCAGGCTCGAACTGGGGACCTTACGCGTATCAGGCGTGCGCTCTAAACCAACTGAGCTAAGGCACTGTAGCCCGGACTTTTTGCTGCTCATCAATATGAACACCCAAGGACTTGGGAAGTTTTTTTATTCCGGCAACTTTGTTTCTTCTGGCCGTACAATCTCTTGCTTTCGCATTGTAGGCGTGCATGACGCCTCGTTATTCGGTTTTTAAACCTACATTGTACGCAAAAGCGTTATTCTAGCCCTTAAACTACACGACGGCTTTCGCTGTCATAACGGGATTCGAACCCATATCTACGCTCGTCAGAGTGGCCTGTTCCGACCAGGCGGTCTCCAGTTCCCAAAACTGGCGGATTACCAACTTTCCCACACTCTGATTGTGTTATTATAAATTTTTAATATATTGTTTTATTAAATCTAATTCTCCATAAATTAAATTTATTTTTTTAGTAACTTGTTCTAATTTGTATTTATCTTTTGACATACAATATTTATTTTTTGGGTCTAAAAAAATATTAAAATCATTTAATAAAAAATCTGGAAAATACAATCTTGTTTTATCTTTCTTATCAATCCATTCTATTGATTCTGGTCTTTCCCACTTTATGTTTAATTCATCTAATAATTTTGCCGTTTCTACCTCCCAACTTGATTCTAATAATACTTTTTTATCTTGCCATTTATTAAAATACCAAGTTGTTTTTCTGCTACCATTTTGATAGGTTCTTATTTTTACAGATGCTATTGTTCTACATTTTTTTGAACAAGTTTTTCTTTTCCCATATGTTTTTTGAATAAATGTTTTATCGCATATTTTACAATTAGTGTATTTTAATTTACAACTTTTTTTAATGTTATTATTTGGTCTATTATATGAAAAAATACTTATTAATTCTCCGGAAGCATATTTCTTTTTAAGTGTGTCTGATACTTTTTCTTTTTGTTTATCAGATATTATTTTTGTTTTATTAGTAAATGTAGCAGAACAAGAACTTCCACAAAAAACATTAGAATTTTTCTTTTCATAACTAATAGATTCACCACATTGTTTACAAAGATTTGGATTTTCATAATATTTTTTAATCCTTTCTTCTTTTAATTCTTTTATTTTTTTAATACCTTCTTTACTTGCATTTAAAGCATTTTTTAGGTGTTTTTCTGATTTCTGATATTCTGACATAATTTATTTTTTAATAAATATATCAGAATTTTCTTTTTCGAACCTAATATGTGTTAATCAAGTAAATTGTAGAGTAGACGAGGCTCGAACTCGCATTTTCGGCTATTAACCTACTTTCCACATCCCAAATGTGGTCGTCTTCCAATTGACTTCACTACTCTATATTATCTGTCTTTCCAAGTTGTCTTTAATTTGGAGCGAAAAACCGGCTTCGAACCGGCGACCTCCTGCTTGGAAGGCAGGCGCTCTAAGCCAACTGAGCTATTTTCGCAATGTGATATAATTCTCTTGGACCTTATTACCAAGATTTACTTTGGACTCACCATTTACCACTACAGCAAATGCACAAGCAGAATTATATTTGTGGGAGCAGTAGGGTTCGAACCTACCATCCATGCGGATTACCAGATTTACAGTCTGACGCCTAACCAGCTCGAGCATTACTCCCATTTATTTGCACATCCGGTAAGAATCGAACTTACCCACAAGGTTTTGGAGACCTCGTCGCCGACGCTTGGAACATTCGGATGCATTTTATCTATTTTTAAAGCTTTAAGATAATTAGCTATGTAGCGCAGGTGAGACTCGAACTCACGTTCTCTTTCGAGTTAAGGCTTATGAGGCCCCGCTGGTGCCAACTCCAGTCGACCGCGCAATGTAGACACTACTGGGTTCGAACCAGTGACCTATTGCTTGTAAGGCAATCGCTCTGAACCAACTGAGCTAAGCATCTATTTTTAAAGTTGGCCAGTTACTGTAAAATCCTTCATCAATTAATTAAGTTGAATTCAAATCCTACCATTCTTTATATACCGACTGGCTCACGGTTCCTACTTTCACAAAGCTGTACAACTTTATGATTTCAATTGGTAGCGCGAAGACCGGATTCGAACCGATGACCTTTGGGTTATGGGCCCAACGAGCTGTCCACTGCTCTACCTCGCAATATTTTTGTGTAGCAAAACCCAGGCTCGAACTGGGGACCTTCTCCGTATGAAAGAGACACTCTAAGCCAACTGAGCTATTTTGCCATTTTGAGCGGGTAATGGGGGTCAAACCCACGGCCTTTTGCTTGGCAAGCAAATGCTCTATCACTGAGCTATACCCGCAATTTGTGACTAGAGACAGTTATCACAACTATCTCTAGTTACATTTTTTTAATCACCAATACGTCAAAAAACTGCGCAAACTTTAAAGTCATTGCTCGACTTATTTTTTTATGGGCAACAAAAAACCCGAACCTTTTTAAGTCCGGGTGTGTTTTAATTTGTTCCCTTAAGTTTATATTTTCTTAAATCATGAAACAAAATGCTTTAACACACCCTTATTATCGCGGCTATAATCGCCGGCAATAATACACACATTCCCCGTTGTCGGCATCGCCGGCCAAATGGTAGAAGTTGTTCTTGTATATGTTAACCTTGTTTTCATTGAAGATTTCTCTTGTTTTTATTTAAATAGTAAAAAAAATTATTTTATTAAAACTTTTTATCTACTATTGATACGCAAAGATAATACTAAAGTTACGTAAAAACCAAATTTATTTTGAAAATAATTTAAAATAAATTATAACTACTTGATTTTCAGTAAAATAAATTTATTTAATTATTATCTTTTTCTATTAAAACTTTTCTTGTTATGATTTTTGATGATGTAAATATTTTATCAAACACATAAACATCATCATAATTTTGATTAGCTTCTGAATCGTTATTTATTATTTTTGTGAATGAAATTCTATCCGGTCGACTCTCTGGCTCTTTAAATACTGGCTCATATCCAAGTTTTTTCCAGAATTTAATAAGCTCTTTATTTGAAGTTATGTAATATAATCGATTCCATGTTTTTTGTACTTTACATACTTTTTGATGTATGAGAGAATCGGCACCACAACAACTTGTGTATTTACAACCTCCTTTATAGGTTATATCTGAATAAATTCCTATAAGATGTACTATTTTTCCTTTTTTGTTTATCGAAAGTCTTTTTTTTTCTTTGTCAGTATAGTTTTCATTTAATGTAAAATCTATTTCTACAGAAAATGGGTATAGCGAAATTCTTCTGTATTTAAATTTTTCAACACCTTTATATGTAGTTCTTTTACCAGCGCTTAATAAATCATCTTCAGATATTTCCCAAGGAGCATCTTCTTTTGAAAGAAATATTTCTTTCTGTCCTTCATGATATTTTGTAAAAAAATTCTTACTTTTCATTATTTGTAAAGATTATTTTCTTGAATATATTCCCATACTCCGGTTGGCATAAAATAACGCATATCTCTATTTTCTTTTATGGCTTGACGTATAAAAGTCGATGATGATTCTACCATATGTGCATTTATTATTTTTACTTGGTTATGTTTTTTTAAATAACCGCCATCGCTTGTGGAGCGCGAATAAACATATAACTTATATCTGTGTAATATTTTTACAAAATCTTTCCATTTATTAAAATTCTCAAGATTATCAGTACCCATAATAATTACAAATTCATCATCTGGATTTTCTTTTGCAAGTAAATTTAAAGTATCAATTGTATATGATGGTTTTTCTAATTTGAATTCGACATCACTGGCTTTTATTTTATCATTTTCGCCAATAGCTATATTAACCATATTGTAGCGATGTTTCTCATCAAGAAGTGTAGATTTATCTTTAAGAGGATTTTGAGGTGATATAACGAACCATATTCGCTCTAAGTCTGTATATTCTAACATATAATTAGCTAAAATCATGTGGCCGACATGTACCGGGTTAAAAGAGCCGAAAAACAAACCTATTTTCATAATTATTTAAACGTAAAATGTATATATTACCATTACAATCCTATTGATTTTGCTGATATGTATTTATTTGCAACATTTGAAAATGAGAATGTTTTTCCACAAATTGTTTTATATTTTTTTTCATTTAAATATGAAGCTATATCAACAAGTGTAAGATGTTTTTTTTCTTTAAGACGTACTATTAATTTTAAAATTTTAACGCTTTCAAATATTTCTCCAGACCTTCTATTTTTTACTTTTGGATATTTTCTAAATCCTTGTTTAATACATATAGCATAAACAGAACCAACACTGTTTATTTTAGCAGGTTCAGATATTACATTACTATCTAACAATAATATCATACTAGCACTTTTTCCGTTTCTATATTCTGAAACGATGGTTTTATTCCTGTTTATAAATTCATTTTCTCTTTTGTTTTTTAATATTTTACAATTATTACGACGTAACATTCCTTTTATTTTACAATCATTAATATTATATTTATTTTTCAAATCATTATAAAACAATCCTTTTGAAATATCTTCTTCGATAGATTTTATTGTTATTTTTTCATTATTTCTTATTTGTACCCATCTGCTGAAATTTAGTGATTTTGCTATTTGTTGAACTCTTTGTTTTGTAATATTTGTTTTTTCAGATATTTTTTGATATGTTGTGCCTTCCAAAATCATTTTATAAATATATTCATTTCTGGCAGCTTTTTGTTTCATTATACCTGATTTTATTCTACCATCAATATTGATATTGTTATTTTTAGCTACTTTTTTAATAATGTCGCGTGAAATATTCAGTTTTTCGATAATTACAGGTATTTCTATCTGTTTATTAAGTAATTCTAAAATCTGAGGTTCAAAACTTCTAGATTTACAATTGTGTTTTTTTCTTATTTTCATCAAAACAAATTTACGAATTATTTACTAATAAACAACATATGAATGAGAGACTTAAAAGTCTTGAATTCCAGAGGCTTTTCCAGGAATACAGTTTTTTGGG